CGACGATGCCGCCAAGGCGCGTCTGCGGGCGCTCTACGGGGCGAGGCTGGTGCGAGATGACGCCTACTTCGAGCGCCAACTCAAACATGCGCAGGAATGCCTTGCGCAGTGCGACAAAGTGCATACGCCGGAAGAATTGGCGGCAGCACGGGCGGCGTTGGCGGTCGATCCGGCAGAACCACAAGCTGAACTGAAATTGCGAGGCGCGAAATAAGTGGCTCGCATCCGAACAATCAAACCCGAATTCTTCACCAGCGACGACATCTGCGGACTGACGTTGGCCGCACGTCTGCTTTACATCGGGACATGGTGTGAGGCAGATCGAGAAGGTCGACTCGAATGGAAGCCGCGTAGTTTTAAACGCCGCTATCTACCTGACGACGACGTCGATATCGACGTTCTTTGCGCGGAACTGATTGACGCTGGACTAATTGTGCTTTACGGCAACGATTTGGCTGTTATCCCGACATTCGGGAAACATCAACACGTCAATCCCCGCGAAGCCGCGTCCGTCCTTCCTGAAAACGACGCGTCATCCACGCGTGAGTCACGCGTCATCAGCGCGTCGCCACGCGACAGTGACGTGCAGGTAGGAAGGGAAGGGAAGGGAAGGAAGGGAAAGGAACACGCGTCAACGACGCGCGTCAAGAAAACCCCGCTCACCGAGAGCTTCACGATTTCCGATCGCGTGAAAGCGTGGGCAAGCGAGAAAGGGCATAGCCGGCTGTCTGAGCATTTGGACGCTTTCAAGGCCAAGGCAAAAGCCAATGGGTACACCTACGCCGACTGGGATGCCGCCTTCATGGAAGCCATCCGCAACGACTGGGCGAAACTTGGAAATTCACCGTCATCCACCGCGGTTAACGGTCAATCCGTCGCCGCATCGAGACCCATGGCATGAACCTCCTCGAATCCAGCACCCTGCTCGAAATCGAGCGCTCCCTGCTCGCGACGCTCATGTTGCGGCCCAGCGATTGCCATCGCGTGCAGATCAGCGCCGACTACTTCGCCAACGAAACCCATGGCGACGTTTACCGCGCGATCCAGTCGCAGCTGGCGGACGCCAAGCCGTTCGATCCTGTCACGCTTGCCGACCTGTTCGAGCAACAGGGCCGCAAGCCGCTGTCGAATCTGGTGATGGAGATGGGTTCGGACGCCATGGTGACCGCTGTTCCCGAAGCGTTCGCGCACCGGGTTACGACGGCATGGCGTCATCGGCGGTCCCGCGAAATCGGCATGGCGCTGGTCGAATCCACGAGCGAGAAAGCGGTGGATCAGGCGATCAACGCGCTGATGAGCCTGCACGCCACGGAGCAAAACCACGAGTGGGATGCGAAGCAGGCAGCCAAGGCGGCATTTGCGGAGCTGACCACGATCTACAACAGCGACGGCAAGCTGCCTGGTGTGACAACCGGTCTGATCGACGTAGACGACAAGCTGGGTGGTATGCACCGTGGTGACATGATCGTGATCGGTGGTCGGGCTGCGATGGGCAAGACCAGTTTCCTGCTTGGCATGGCTCGCGCGGCAGCCAAGGCTGGTCATCCCGTGGGCATCATTTCCGGCGAGCAGCCCGTGGAGCAGATGACGCTTCGGATGATGTCGTCGGCGTCAAACATCGACTCGAAAAAGTTCCGTACGGCGCGGTTCGAGGATTTCGAGTGGGGCAAGCTGGCTGGCGTCGTGGGATCCACATCCGAACTGCCGATGTGGTTTCTGGATCGCTCCGCGCCAACGATGGCGGAGGTTGCGCGGGTCGCCCGTCGATGGAAGCACAAGCACGGCATCCAGGCGCTTTACGTCGACTACCTGCAGCGGATCGGCGGGGAAGGTGAGCGCAAATACGAGCAGGTGAGCTTCGTGGCTCGCGCGCTGAAGAACCTGGCTCGCGATCTTGACATCCCGGTGATCGTGCTCGCTCAGGTTGCTCGCGCCGTGGAAAACCGCCCCAATTCCGTGCCGCGCATGGGCGACTTGTCCGATTCGAGCGAAATCGAGAAGGAAGCCGATCAAGTGCTGATGCTGTACCGCGAAGGCTATTACAACGCGGATGCGGATCAATCCACGGCCCGGGTGATCGTCGAAAAGAATCGCCACGGCGCGACGGGATACATCGACCTGCATTGGCAGGGAAACACGATGACATTCGGCAATCTGTCGCGCGAATACGGGGACGGCGCGATGGGGAGTAGCCGATGACCGGCCCGAAAATCCACCTACGTCGCGACGAAAACGAGCCGATCGACCGCGTCTCGCCGACCGGCCATGGCAGTGCACGCGTCGGCCGGACGATCATGCAATTGCTGCTGGACGAATCTACGCTGATGATCGTGAGGGCGACGAATGGCGAGGTGTTCGCGCTGGATCCCTTGGGCTTGCGCGCTCAGTCCATCGCGAATCTGCACCCGGACTGGATCACTGGAACTTACACCCGCCGCTGCGGTGTCGGCGCGATTGCCGGCGACCTGGTCGTGCAGTGCCGGGAAGTTCGGAGGCTGGCGGCATGAGCACGAGCCGCAAATCCGCCCCGCATCCTCGCGTCGGATTGCACGTCGAGATAACCCGGCTGCTGCAGGATCGCGCGCTGACCGCGATTGATCTGGCCGCGATGCTCGGCAAGCAACAGGCCGGCATAGACAGCGCACTGCGCGGGATGGAGCGGCGCGGGGAAATTGTGCGGCTGCCGTACCGGCTGGGCGTATGGGCGAAATGGACGTTGTCATGAACTACTACAACGAAATCGACCCCTACTGCGCCGCGTGGCTGCAGAACCTTATGGATGCCGACCACATCGCGCCGGGCGTCATCGACACTAGGAGCATCGAGGATGTCCGACCCGACGAACTCGCCGGATATACCCAATGCCATTTTTTCGCTGGTCTCGGCGGGTGGGCCTATGCCCTTGACCTTGCCGGATGGCCGCGTGATCGACCCGTGTGGACTGGCAGCTGCCCTTGCCAGCCTTTCAGTGCGGCAGGTAAAGGCGCTGGGTTTGCAGACGAGCGGCATCTCTGGCCGGCGTGGTTCCACCTCATCCGAGAGTGCCTGCCTCCAGTCATCTTTGCAGAGCAGGTTGCAACAGCGATTGAGCACGGCTGGCTCGATGGAGCTTGTAGTGACCTGGAAAGTCGCGACTACGCCTGCGGGACGGCCGTACTTACGGCGAGCGCCGCAAATGCGCCGCATCGACGTGAACGGTTGTGGATCGTTGCCGACACCGAGCGGAACCAGCAATCACGGGCGAAACCATGTGGCTGGACGGATCGACGAATGGGGAGGCAGCAGCAATTACTTCCGTGGCACGGAGAATGGCCCGAGGCACTTGCCAGCCTTCGAGCTATGGACGATGGGATACCCCGGTGCGTGGAGGCAACTGATGCCGCCCGCAATGCGATCGTCCCGCAAGTCGCCGCGGCTTTCATCGAAAGCTACTGCGAAGCGCGAGAGTTAATCTTCGACGACTTGGTGGTGGCCGCATGAATCAGTGCAGCCGTAACCGCCGCCGTCACGCCGCCATGCTTGTCGGCCAGCTTGTCGAGCGCAGCAATCGCCGCAGGATCGCGCAGCACTACAGCGATCTGACGACCACGGGCAACGCTTTCGGCTTGACGCTGTGCGCCGGTTTTTGGCTTTGGCATGATTTAGCCCGTCTGAGTAACTTTCGTAACCTTGACGAACATGGCGCCTTTTTCTGCGAGCGAACCCATGACGTTGAAGGTCGCATCGCCACTGCTTTCGGCAGGAACGTCATTCGTCACGGCTTTCAGCTCGCGTCCGTCCGGCGTGGTGTAGGTGCAGATCACGCAGTAGAGGTTCATAGCTTGCTCCGCAGCGGGCCAATCCCGCCGATATGTGAATCCTACGCTGTCACTAGTGACGTGTCAACAACTATTTTGCGGGGTGAGCCATGACGCATTCCGCCAGCATCGCGCCCGCGCGCGAACTCGTGCTGCCGTGGCCGGATCGCGTCCTGCACCCCAATGCCAGACCGCACTGGGCGGTCAAGGCGAAAGCCGCGAAGAAGGCCCGGCACCAGGGCAAGCTCTATGCGCTGGAGTGCCGCTGGAATCGCCTGCAGCTGCCTGACGGCCCGCTGCACGTCTGGATCGACGGTTACCCGGCTGATCGCCGTCGTCGTGATGCTGATGGCCTGCTGTCATCGCTCAAGCCATGGCTTGACGGGATCGCGGATGCACTGGGCGTCGATGACCGGCGATTTGTGCCGCATCCGTGGGTCAAGCCGGAGGTGCGTAGGGGTGGTGAAGTGCGCGTGCGGATCACGGGAGGGCCGAGCGCATGACTACCGTCGCGCAGCTTCGATCAACCCTGGGACGATGCATGTCGTCGCGACGATATGAAAAAGCCGCTAATGAAAGCGGCTTTGGTCTGCTTG